TTTACTTTTATCTATTTTAAACTTTTTCTTACCAGAGTAATAAAAGTCTACTAATTGATTTTTGTCTAGCAGTTTCATAATATCATCTTCTACAATCTCTCCAAGTAATTGTTTGTCATTCCAAATAATATAAGAGTAAACTTTTAAAAAATGATTAAATATCTCTATGTCCAAATACTCCGTCTTTGAGCATTTTTTTCCATTGCTTTCTTGTGTCTGTTTCAATTTTGTTTTCGTTTATTAGTTTTATAATTTGTTCTGCTTCTAATTCTGACATTTGATGCAGCCTATTAAGTATGTCTGTTATTTGGCTTGTAGGTATAGATGTGTTGTCAATGTTGCTTTCAATGATGAACCATTGCGTATCTGTGATATGCGTTGGCTCACCATTGTGCAACTCATCAAACCAATCTTCATTCACTAATCAACAATCTCATCTTGACCAAACACTCCTTGCTCATAGAATCCAGCAATTTTAAGAACTACTCTTGACATTGCTCTCTTTTCTGCCATAGCAACAGGAAACTTTTTACCACCCCCCATTAAGTTAGCATCAGAAGCCTCGCCAAAACTCATGGCATTTCTAACATCATTTCCAACTTTCATTGTTGCTGCTGCTCTTAAAACACAAATGTTTTTTTCTACATCCATATTAATAACTTCATATGCAACTGTAATGTTATTTTTAGATACAATCTTATCAATACCAGTTCTTGTTATAATTACAAAGCCTCTTTTGTCTTTGTATATATCTTCTTCTGTTAAGCCATTTTGTTTATAAAGCCTTCTAAGTGCTTCTTTTCTTGTTTCAACAACAGGTTCAGGTTGTTTTCTTAGTTTTTCTTGCATAGTTTTTTTCATCTTTTTTTGTTTTTAGTTAATAATTATTGTTGTATTAAATTATCTGTATTAGATGTCAATACAGAATAAATTTCTTGTAATTTTTGTTTTAAATCTATAATCTCAAGTTTAAATTTTGAGTTTGCTTTTCTTAGTCTTTGTAACTCATACTCTTGGATTTGCTTTTGTAACTTTTTCTTTTCATTAGTCTCCATATTTATAAGTTTGATTAATATGACGCAAAGTTATAAAATTGAAATGAACAACCAAAAAATTTTCAACATTTTTTTACAAAATGTTTATCTGCTAGAGTAAAATTGTGTGATTTTTTCTAAAAATAATGAACTAATCTTGCTACTTGACCGCTATTTCTTTCGTGAACAAAGCCTTCAACTGCTTTTAAAACACCAGAAAAACCTTTTCTATTATGCCAACTATCAGTACCGCTTGGTGAACGCATATATTCTACAGTAACTCCTATAAAATCTTTTGCATCTCTCCATTTATGTTTTACTTTATGATGTAAATGATGTAAATACCAATACCTATACTTAGTGCTGCTCCACATATTTGGTTTTTCTTGTGCCATTAATAAAGGTAAATTATTCATCTTAGCACCATCTCCATGTTCTAGCCCTATAAGATTAGTACCATACTGATAATACTTTCTATGTGCAACTCCTACATCAAATGTAATTCTTTTGTCTTTTCTAAACCAACTTTTTAAAGCGTGTGCTAAATGAAAGCCGCTTTGATAATCATGATTACTCATACAATGTATAACATCTACAGGTGCTATTTCTCTTAATATCTCTACACACTTTACATATAAAGCAAGACCAATTTCAAAATGCTCCCACCACTTACCATCTGTATCTTGATAAGTTCCTTTTGTAGTTGTACCATAAACATTGTCAATATGCAATACATCATTTCCTATGCAGAATAAAATCTTTTCTATTTCAAACCCTTCTGCCTTTTCTACAAGACCTTCTAAACCCTCTAAAACTTGCATACAAGCAGTTTCAACGTCATATTTGCTGCCAGTTTCTACAGGATTTGCATACTTTCCTATATGAATATCTGCTGGATTTATAACTAACAAATGACTAGCATTTGTATTTTTTGTTTTTATAGTAGGGTAATAAGGAGAGTATTCGTCTATAAACCTACTTACCTTTGACAGCAAGTCTTTTTCATTTAAAGACATGTCTTCTTTTGTAACAACACTAAATCTAAATTCTCCACCAGCAGACTGCCAATGTTTTACAGACACTACATCTTTCTTGTCAATACCCCTTTCAGCAAGGTGCATATCTAATACTGTATTGTCATTTATATTAGTTTCTTTTGCTCTACTTTCATAGATCATTTCAACCTCTTCTGGTGAAAGTCTAAGTCTTTTTCCGTATTTTTTCATAGTTTATTGTTTTTTAGTTACGCAAAGTAATTAAATTACAAGTCTATAAAATACAAAAGTGAGATGCTTATGAACACCTCACTCTTGAAAACTATAAACAATGAAACAAAGATAGGCACAACCCTATCCTGTAATCTGCTAAAATAATCATTTTTTATAAATTTATTTGCAATTTTGACAATTTTTTTCAAAAGCAGAAAAACATAGAGGTATTACTGCTAGTGCTGTCATTATAAGAGCATTACTGTCTATTCCGTTTTTTTCTATATATAAACTAACAGAAACAACTATAACCCCACTAATAGTTCTTTTGCTACTCCACTTACCTTTACTGTCTGTAAATAGTTCTTTTACTGCTTTTAATAATTCTGTTATAGGCTTTACCCCACCTGCCATTAAAGCCTGTCCGATCCATTTTTTTATCATATTTTTATTTTTTGTAGTTAGGTATAACTGCATCAATGATTGTGTCTAACCAACCAAAGATTTTATTATCTGCTTCTGTTGGAGTTAAATTAGTAACAACTTTTGCAAAAGTCATTAAAGCAATTAATAATTCTAACCAATTTTCTGTAATAAATTCCATAATATATATTTAAGTTAATAATTAATTAATACAACCAAATCACAGGACTTGGTTTGTTAGTATAATCTATATCCACATGGATAAATGATTTATGTAATCCGTATCTTTCAAACTCTGCATATACTAAAGCATCCATCATTATTGCTCTAGTGTTACTATCTTTACATTCTATATCTACAGCCAAACCTTTTATATGTGATGAAGTAGGATTCTTTTTGCTTTCTGGATGATTAGGACATCTATAACCACTTGATATAACAAAAGGCTTTTTTGCAAAAGACCTAGCCTTATCTAACATATATAACAACTCATCACTTATAACAGTTTCACCGCATCCACACTTGCAAGTAAATTCAGATTTTTTAAAATGTTTGAATTTCATACTATTTTGACTCCTTAAGGTTTTTAATAACCTGTTCAAAATACATTTCAAAATCTTCTTTTATTTCTTTTTCCATTTCATCATGGTCTTCTTCTTTTTCACCATAAGTAAATTTTATAAGCATTTCTTTTTCTTCTTCTTTGACAACAACCTCTAACTCACCTTCTCCATGTAGTTGACGCATCATGTCTTCAGTAAAATGAAGATGAAAATCATGTTCATCATCACCATAATATCTTTTTTTCTTTGCCATATTTTTTTCTTTTTTTTCTGTTCCTTTCATTGGATGTTTATCAGGTAATAAATCTGTATCATGTTTACCACTTCTATACTTACCATTACGCATTGCAAACAAAAATGAATTTACTCTTGCTATAGCCCATTGTTCTGGACTTTTTACTGTTTCTCTTACACTTTCAGGATTTGTATAATATGCTCCTACTCCTCTTTTATATACCTTTTCTAATTTGGCTACAGTTACTTTTGGATTCCAGTCTACCTTTAAGTCTTTGACATTTTCATTATGCTCTTCCATTTTATTAGTAAGAGTTTTTTTTGTAGTTTCACTTATCTCAAATTCTTCTTGATTTTTTATTAAGTTATCTATTTGTTCTAATTTTTTTATCGCCCATTCAATACCAGCATCTCCTCCCCAAGCATCCCACATTATACCTCCACATCCCTCATCGTAAGGTACATCTTTATGTTGTTGATGTCTTTTAAATGAAGCCATACGAGCAATAGTTCTTCTTGTAAGGCTTTCTCTGTTTGCTAATTGTCTGGCTCTTGTCCAGCCAACGACAGTCCCACAATCACTACCATTTTCTTCTTTATACTTTATTGCTCTCTTAGCATTGTTAGTTGCTGCTTGTGGATAATCATTATATGTCTCCTCTGCATAGTAATCTTTATTAGCAGTTTCACACTCTGATTTAGTATCATACTGACAGTTGCCAGTTTGACCAAATTTCCATTTACCATTTTCACATTCGTAGCAAGGCATATTGTTTATTTTTATCTTCCTTGACCTCTATAAGGCTTAACATATTGTTGACCCCCTTTAGTCCTAGAAGCATTTTTACTATGTATTCCTTTTCTTTTTTTACGAGTATTTCCTCTAAACTTAAATGTAACTCCTTTAGCCATACTATGTTGTTACTGCTAATATTTCTATATCACACGCTGCTGTATCTGCGTCTGCTTTTATTTGAGTTATATCTGCAAACGCACCAAAAGTTGTACTTGCGTCAATAGCATCCATATCATTACTCATTAATAAAAACGTATCACCTGCTGCTAACTTATAAAAGAAAGAGTCAGCGCCATTATAAAGAGTTAACGTTACAAAATTTGTGTCATCTAAATTTTTAATTCTAAAATATTTAAAATCTCCTACTTTTAATTGTCCTGCTGCATCAGCAGCCCCAAAGTTTAAAATTGCAGGGTCGCTAGTGCTAACATTCATGATTCTTTGTAAAACCTGACCATTACTTGAAAAAACCTTATTAGATGAATTTCCATAAATAACTCCATTTAAAGTATAAGATTCTGTAATTGTTACTGTTAAATCTGCTGCTGTTATTGTTGTTGCCATATTATTATTTTTTTATTATTCTGTAAATATTTTTATTATTGCTCCTAGAGTAATAGTATATATTACCCACATTGCCTTTACTAAATTTTTTCTCATCATTGTATTTCTGTTAACTCTAGCAGTAACACCATTATCAGGATTTAGTAATTTATCTGTTAGCATATCTAATTTTTCATCTATGCTGTCTATTTTTTTGTTTATAGAAGTTATATCTTTTTTCATTGCTATTATTTCCTCCTTAGTTGTCATTAGAAAGATGTTGTTTGAACATTGACATTAAAGTAGATTGTAGAACCTGCACTTGACTCTTTTACCATTGGAAAGATAATATCTCCTGCAGATAATGACGCAGTAGTTATGGTTGTTTCATTTATAGTAATCATTTTATTGTTACTGTTAAGACCAGTTAATTCAATTTCATCAATTACTACAGGTTGAAGGTTTGAAGAATTATTTGCTGTTGGTGTTACCTTACACATTGCAAGTGTTATAGTGTTTGTACCATTTGAAGTCATCCAACCAAAAATAGAACTAACATTACAATTTTCTGGAATTACACAACCTTGACCTATTCTAAATGCATTTGTTACTGTCAAAGTTGTTCCTGCAACTGTTGCAGAGCCAAAGTTTACAGCCATTTCAAAAGGAGATTTAGTATCTGCAATATCCTCTCCATAAGTATAATTTGTAGCACCAGTTAAAAATCCTTGCATTTTATAATTAGTAGTTCCCATCAATGATTTAGATTTCCATGCTAAATTACCATCAGTTAAAGTAGCAGAACTACCTATACCCTTGCATAAAACAGTATTATTGGTAGCAATCTCAAATCCTTTTGGGTTATGTCTATTTGCGTCATTTAAGTTTTTATGTTCGTTTGAAGCCATTTATCTATTTTTTAACAGTCATCACAAGGACAGTAATCTTTCCAACTACCATAGTTTCTAGTAGGTCTTGAATATATACTGTCATACATTATTATACCATGATTTTTATAAACATTATTATTACAAGGCTTGTTAGACTCATAAGTAGGATATTGACCTGATTGATCATCATCATTCATGTAGTCTAACATATCTTTTAAATATATTTCTGCCTTTCTATATGTATCTTGCTTATAAGCATTTAACTCTGCAGGATCAACAATAGTAGAAAACTCATCTACATTGTGAACAATTCCCATACTACTGCTGTTACTTTGAACTTCATTTATTACTTCAAATCTAACAAACCAACACAAACACCTAGTTAAAAAATCATCCATCAAAGTTTGATTTGCAGTAGTTAATGAACCAGCATGATGTTGTGTTTTTATTTCTTCGTAAAACTTTTTTCCTATTGCTTCTTTCAAATGTGCTAACTCTGCAAGTAAAATAGTATTATTAGATATTAAAGCAGTATCTGTATTAGCATTTGTAAAACTATTGCTAATTACTTCTGCTGCAGTTACTAAAGGGTTATATTGATTTACGTTTGCCATAGTTATTCGTTTGTTTCAGTTTCTTGTGATTCATTTTCTCTTGTTACAATAATCTGCTCTCTATCTGTTATAAACATATCACCCTCTTCTAGCATTGGTAAATCTTCATCTAACATTTTTCTTTGTTCATTTATAGTTAGAATTTCTTTAGGGTCTATCTGAGTAGCAAAACTAATAGGCGGCTCATAATGTATTAAAAGTTCTTCTGGTAAGAATCCCATTTCTTTAAATAAAATAGTTCTTAATCCATTAAGTAGTAAATCAGAAGTGTCTTTAATTACTGTAGTCATTGCTAAATCATAAGCAATTCTGATCTCACTTCCTGTGTTGTTCATTTTTCCAGAACTAACTAAACCACTTAATGAAGGTTGCCATCTATGTGCAGTTACAATATTTTGGTCAGTTATTCGTTGTAAATCTATCCAACTTCCTTCTTGGTCGTCTTTTATTATCTGAACATTAGCCTGTGAAGCATCTCCATTTTTAACGATAAACATAATCTTACCATTATTACCATCTCCAACAAATTTCTTTTGTGCTTCTCTTACTAACTTCTTAGCCTCTTCTTCTCCCATATCGCCATTAATCTCAATAATAGCAGATGGTTGAAAGCCATTTTTAAATTTTGTGTGATTCCATTTTCCTATTTCATAATCTACTGCAATATGCTCTAAAGCAGCAATGTAGTCTGGTAATCCATAGAATTGAAAGGTAGGCTCATAGTCTTTAAATTGAACTACAAACCTGCTACCTTTAACTTGCGGGTAAATAGGAATAATAGAAAGTTTATCTTTCATAGTGTTGTACTTAGCCCAGTCTGGATGTACATACACCTCTTTTTTGTTTTTAGACATTCTAACAGTAGTTGCATCTATATGGTATAGATTAACACCGCCATCATATAAAACTCCTTCTAAATAAGCATTACCAAAAGTGTAATAGTCATCAGCAAGTTTTTTAAATATATCTCTTAATGTCTCTCCATCAGCATTTACATCTTTGATGAATTCTTTGACAGTTTCATTGTTAGTTACAAATTTTGCTCCACTTGTAAAAACTGCTTTTTGTGCTAACACACTTCTGTGTGTACTAGACTTTCTTTTTAATTCTGCTAAATATTGAGGAAATAAGTTGTTAGTACCAAAAGGAATAAACTTAGTCCTTACTTTTGATAAGTCTTGAGGTTCTTCAACATGCTCAGGTATTGCTAAATTAAAAACTCCAAATTCAAAAGTATTACTCTTTTGAGTCTGAAGATTCTTTACCTGACTTTTTCTTTTTGGCTGCTTTCTTTGGCTCATTTTTTGTTTTTGTAGTTGATAATTTTTCTATTACATCAGTCATTCCTAACTCTTCATAAGCGTATGCTAAAGTTTCTTGAGTAGCAACTGCCCATTCAATTATAACTTCATTTTTTACTGAAACTCCTGAATTATATTTTGCTTTATAAGTACCCATAAATGTATATATTTTAATAGTATCTAAATTTATCTCTTTTTCTGAACATCCACACATAATTTAATAAAAGATATTAATAGGATAATGTTATAAAACTTTTTACGAACAAAGTCAACCTATTATTATACCTTTAATTATTAAGATACAGTTGCTACTAAGCCTGAAGCACTAATTGAAACTGCAGCACCTGCTGCTACATAAGTTCTTGGTAACTCATACTGAGTACAAGACAAAGTAACTGTTAATCCATTTTCGTCAGAAAACGCTGCTCCAGTACCACCCTCTACACTCGCTAATCTTGCAAACGTCTGAGGTCTAGTTCCAATATGTGCTGATGCAGGAATGTCTAAACCACCATCTCCTCCTGTCAAAGTACCACTAATACCCATAACAAAATAAGTACCATTAGTATCTAACATCATCACCTGTAAACATTTTCCTTGAAAATCAGTAATACTGTTTCTTCTTGCTAAATCCATTTGTGGTAGCATAAAAGTTAAACTACACTCATAAGTATTTACATTCATTTCAGAAGTTCCAGATATTGCTAAAACAGGAGTTTCTAGTTTAGTTTCAAAAACACCCCAAGTAGAATTAGTACCACCACTATCTGCTATAGAAGTTATAGTACCAGTTCCTAAAGTTGCAATTTGGTCTGGAGAGCCTGTAGAGTTCCACTCTCTTATAAATACAGTTTGAATACCACCACTTGATTGTAAATTAGTACACGTTGTTGTTAATCCACTTGCTATTGCCATTTTTTATTATTTTTTAGTTATTAAGATGTTGTTGCTTTATATGAAGCAGAAGGCGTTGCATCAGTATAATAATTTATAGTACCAGAATACTCTCTTGGTAACTCAAATTGTTTACAAGTTAAATTAACTGTTATACCATTTTGGTCAGTATAAGCACTACCTGTACCTCCTTCTATAGAAGCAACACTTAAAAAAGTCTGACTTCTTTCTACTACTTTTGTGTTTTGATATTTTTCAGAAACACCTAATACAAAAGCAGTTCCATTATTATCAACTGCTATACCCATCATACAATCAGTTAACATATTTTGAACTTCTGTAAACTTTGCATCACCCATTTTTGGAAGCATAAAAGATAACCCACACTCAAATGCAGTAGAACCATTTTCTTTTGTAGCATTAATAGTCATGTTAGCCTCTTGTGCTTTGAACTCATATAAATACCAATCAGCAGTTGAGCCACCAGTATCTACAATACTTGTTATAAGATGATTGTCTGTACTATCATAAGAAATAGTATCATCTGCCGCCCAACTTCTTAACAATATATGTTTTATACCTCCTACCTGCTGTAAATCGGTACTTAATATAGCGATTCCTTTATCTATTGCCATGTCATTATTATTTTTTAGTTATTAAAGAAGTAAATAAGAGAGAAGGCTTTAACACCTTCCCTCTTTAATTACATTATTATTAAGCCTTCGCTATTACCCATTGAACAAGTGAAGGGTACAAGAATTGTACTCCTAACTTGAAATAACCTCTAAAGAACATTTTTTCTTCTAAATCATCATAAAAGACTTTAAAAGAACCTTCTGGGTCTGTTACATCAGAACCAATAATTAAGTTATCAACTGCACAGTAACAAAGACCATTTGTGTAATCAGTACCTGAAATATCAAACATTGTTGGATTTAAGTCTGCTAAAATAGTATCCCACTCATACATAGCCACTAATTCAACACCTCTAAACTTAACAATTAATAAACCATCTTGCGTATTAGTTATTGCTAAATCTGCAGAAGTTCCTTCTAAGTTTTGTAAGTACGCATTGTAAATTGCTGGAGAAACATACATTTTCTTATCAGATGCTGGAACTTGTTGTAATGCTGCAGGTGCTTCGTCATAAGCACGTCTAATTATACTTAAAGCCTCTGCTGCTGTCGGTGCAGTTGAGTCAGCACAAGTTACTGCTCTTTTTGCTCCCTCTACAGTCGTATCATCACCCATTAATTTAATCCATCCAGTTACACCTTGATAATTTGCAGTAGAGTCATCACCACCCCATGCTAATCTTACTACATCTTGTGCAATACCTTTTACAGCACGATCTACAATCGCATCTGCTAATTGAGTGCCTTCAATATTCATTACATCAGCACCATTTCTGTACATTTCTTCAATGTAAGTTCCAAAAAACTCATCAGTACATTGCTCAAGAGCAACTCTCATTCTACCAGCAGTTATTGTTTTTTCATCAATATTAAATTGAGTTGAACCACTAGATGCTGAACACGCTGTGTATTTTTGTACAATTTTTGTTAGAGCAGCAGAAGTAAATACGTTCATTTTATGCTTTACATTAGGTAAAACTCTGTAGTTACGCATAATATCATCACTTCTAAATACTGGCTCATAAAAAATTTCATTAAGGTTCGCCCCTGAATATGTTGCGAAAGTTCCTTTATTTGCTACGTTTGCCATTTTATTTTTATTTTTTAGTTATTAAATTT